GATCTTACTGAAGCTACAACACCTTCTGCGCTGGCCACTGTTTTTTCAGTAGTTACTGTTAAAATAGTAAATCCTGCAGGCTTATATCCTGTTGGGTTTGCATTAAACTCACCAACTTGCTGAATAACAAATGTGCCAGCGCCGCCAGCGATACTAATACTTGAACCAGCTTGTGGTTCAGTAGTTACACCTTCTAGTATGACCAAATATCCTTTTTGTCCAGTTACTCCGCCAGATATAATAACTGCTTGAACGGCAGTTGCCGAGCCAGTAATGGTTTGTCCAGCAGTAAACGTGCCTGTGTTAATTTTTACGTATATTAAGCCTGCACTAGGTTGTGAACTAATAATAGTAGCACTACCAGTAGGACTTGATAGTGTCTCACCAGTGTTAAACACTCCAGTTGCCCCGTTGTAAGAAATTAAACTACCATATACTGTACCAGTGATTGCAGTTTCAGAACTATCAAACCCTGCTGCCACTGCACCATATGTACCATAACTNTTGTTACCGTTCAATGAACGAATNTGTCCACCTGTACTTGCGGCATAACCATAATGACAGAAGTATGTGAAGCAGGATACGATTTCAGCTTTGGCTTGGTTAGATACCCAAATACCAACTCCGCCATCATTGTTCATTGTGTAAGCGTGGAATACAATAGATTTGTTGCCTGTTGCGTGAACGCTGCCGTCAACTACTGCACCAACACCACCTGTTGAAAAACATGAACATTCTTGTACGTAAGGTGATTTTGTACTAATTGGGCTTGCAGGATTCAGTGCAACGAAAATACCGCCAACTGTTGACGTATCAACGTCACCTGGTGTTCCCATACTAAATCCAGTCAATCCCTGCATTGCAACTTGTTTTATCATTGAACCATTGCTCATTAAGAACATTGTCTTTGTTTCGTCGCCAACTTGTGGCTGGATAACCGTAGTTCTTAAGCTATCACCAATAACTGTAACATTAGATGGGATTGTAATAGGCAATATTTCAGTATAAGTTCCTGATCTTACATAAATTGTTGCTGGACCAGTAACATTACTACATGCATATTTTACAGTTAAGAATGCACGATTCATTGATTTACCGTCATTACTGTTATTGCCTTCTGGAGTTACATAGTATACTTGTCCAGTAACATTATTATTTTCATATGCTGGCAATCCTGCGCCGTTTACTGCTAAAATTTGTCCGTTTGTTCCAACTGGAATACGTTCAACAGCACCACCAGAACCTTTACGTAGTAAATCACCAGCAGTGGTTAATACAGGAGTAACGTCACCAGTTTGTGCTACTAAGTTCCACTTTGTTGGATTTGTACTAGGTGTTTGACCAACGTTATTAGAGATAACGCTAATCCATGTGCTACCTAAGTATTCTATAGTATCGTCAATCTCATATTCAGTTATTGCAGAGTATGTGCCTTTCCAGAACATACCAGCAGCCAATAAACTCCAATATGTTGCATTTGGTGGCTCGACGCCTCCGCCTGTATTGGCCTGATGACCTAATACGCAAACATAGCTACGAGCACCATAACGTACAATATCACCAGCTAAGTAAGTGTCGCCGTTAGTAAATGCGCCTGCAAGTCTTATACCGTCAACATACAGTGTAAAGTTGCCAGTTGTAGGTAAATTGCCAGTAGACTCAGTTGTTGTAATGAATAATTTTGCACCATACTTTACAATTTCGCCAACTTTGTAAGTTGTTGATCCACTATACTCGCCAGTAAATGCAAAGCCTTTAGAGAACAAGTCCCAATTTGTGTTTGTTGCTGGACTGCTACCTGTAGTATTATTTTTTGCAGCGAATAAACTTCCGCCGTAAGTTACCAATTCACCTGGTTTGTATGCTGTTACAGCACTGTACTCACCAATGAATACATAACCTCTTGTTAATAAATCCCAATTAGCTGTTACTGTTGGCAAGTTACCAGTTGTATTATTTTTAGCAACATAACTATAACCACCGTAAGAAACGATGTCACCTTTTACATAAGCAGTTGCACCACTGTAAGCACCTAGTGTTTGCAAACCACTTACCATTGTTTCCCAATTGTTAGTATCAGATGGTAAATTACCAGTTGTGTCTAACTTGGCTACGAATGCGCTTGCACCGTAAGTAACAATATCGCCCTTCTTATAAAGAGTTGCGCCGTTATANGTGCCCTTATAAACTACACCCTGTGTAATTACTGTAAAATAATTTGTATCTGTTGGTAAGTTTCCAACAGTGGTCAAAGATGCTACGTATGTATTTGCACCATAAGATACTACGTCACCTGGTTGATAAGTTGTAGCATTATCATACGCACCTTCAAATTGCAAACCAGTTGCAAACATTGTGAACTTAACAGTGTCAAATGTTGAAGTGCTAGTGTGGTGTGTATTACAAATATAAATTTGTCCACCGTAACTGACCATGTCGTTTAGTTTGTAGCGAGTAGTACTTGCCCAAGTTCCCTTAAACGATATACCATCATTAAACAAATCCCACTTACTAAAGTCAGCTTCTAAACCTAGTGCGGCAGTTGCGGCAGAAGTGTGGCTCTCATTTACGATGTAGCTACGGCCACCGTAATTAACAATGTCGTTAACTTTATAGTAAACAGCAGTTGCCCACGCATCGCCCCAACTCTGACCATCATTCATTAACTGCCAGTTAGCAGTTAGATCGAGTTCAAACCCGCCAGTCGCGTCTGAGTTCGATGTATGTCCGTTGATACAGACATAAGATTTTGCACCGTAACGAACGATGTCATCTTTTACGTATGTTGTAGAATTGGCCCATACGTTTTTCCATACGAAACGCAATCTACCAAGTTTAAATTCTGCCATTTTATTTTTCCTTTAAGGTATAACTTATAATTTTCAATATTTATTACACATTTGGATTGTATGTGTAAGCCTTGTTGACTCTTGCGACTAATTCGCCCTCAGCATTTATGTAATAATAAATGCTTCTACTATCCCATCTATATTGATCAGGGCTTATGTTAGCATCAGGTCTTGTATGTTCAACTGTTCGACCATCAAAGTAATCAACACCAATTTCAAATTCTGTAAAGTCATCTTCTGCTAATCCAATATTATTGATTACGATTTCGTCGTCGCCAATTAACTGATCTACTCTGGTGAAATACAATTCACCATCTTCTGTTCTACGCAATGCATAGTAATATCTACTACTATTCGTTCCCACTAATGCACTGTTATCTTGATCGCCTACATAATATGTCATAATCTTTTCCTTAAGGTATTTATTCTACCTAAATTAAGTAATTTCCACGTAACTCACGATTGAGTCAACTGCGTCTGCTACATTAGTAGTAACATGCACAACATTTAACGGAGCAACCAATAGTCTTTCTCCGCCGTTAACTGCTCTCAATGTTTGATTAGCAGGAATAATGATATCTTTCATGTAATAGCCCATAACAGGCGTCCCTAGATTATCAGTTATTGTAATACTGACTGTTACTGGATCTGCAGTTTTATTTGCTAAACTCATGCCAATAACAGTTGCTCTTGATGTTGACGACATTGCAATAATCTCTGTAGGAGATGTTGCAAGGTTAGGTGTAATTTTGTTTTTAAATGCCGTTGCCATTATCTTATCCTAATGTTAATATAAATTGTATTGACAATTCTTCTGCTTCACCAACTGTGACGTTTGCAGTTGATTCGCCTGCAGAGTTAATCCATGTGCTGCCGTTATATACTTCTAAACGTTTGTCAGAAGTGTTATAACGTACCATGCCAAGTTCAGCAATTAATGGACGCTCTGAGCTTAAACCAAAAGGAATAACTAGACCACTTGTGCCAGTAAACTTAAAGTATCCATCACCAGTTTGTTGGAATGTTAAAATTGTATTTGGTGCCGCTGTAACTGTGCTGTCTTTGAATGCAAAGTTTTCAACATTAACTGCGCCAGTTCCTGTGGTAGTAAGAGAAATATTAGTATTTGGTGTACTTGCAGATATTGTATTATTGTTGATTACAATTGAACCAACTTGAATCTGCTCTGCTCTTAGTCTAGTACTGTTAATATCTGCAACTAGTGAACCATTTGAGTAAAAGCGTATTACATTATCGTTTGCACCAGGTGTTAGTTCAGCAGTGATATATGTGTTTAAATCTGTATCATAAACACCGTCTAATATTACCCAGTTACTACCGTTGTAGCCTTCAAAGTGACTTGTTTGTGTGTTATAACGTATACCACCAGTTTGAACCCCTCGTTGGTCACTTGTACCAGAAGGTAGTCTTAAACTCTGTGTAGAGTCAATGTATACAATGCCTGTGCCGTTTGGCTTTAAAACGAGATTGTCATTATTACTAGTGCGTAATTCATTATCTTGAACTTCGTAGTTTTCAAACTTAATAAATCCAACACCACCTGCGGCCAATGTTAATGGGCTGTTAGTTGATACAGATTGTACTGTAGATCCGTTAATTTGAACGGTGTCTATAACTAAATTATTAGTATAAACTTCTGCCCATCTATTAGTGGTTGATCCAAGATTAAAGTTTCCGCTAGGTATTAAGTCGCTAACAATTCCAGCTACGATATTAACAGTATCTGTTGGCTGGTCACCAATTTGAATATTACCGCCAACTACAATATTTCCACCAACATCTAAATTGCCAGTAATGCTAACGTTGTTTAGTAAGTTAATCTGATCACCAGCTGAAACAATGTTTAGATCAGTTGTTAGTGTCTCAATAGTATTACCGCTGATTCTAATATCACCAGTCTCTATCTTAGTACCGTCAATAATAGTAGTATTAGTACCGTCACTTAATGTAATACCAGTTGCACTGTCAATATTAAAATTGGCAGTAGTAAACTGTACCTGTCCTGTTTCTTGATTAACGTAGAATAAATCACCAACTCTAAAATCACCACGTTGGTCCACTGAGCTGTAGTAAATATGTGCATTGTTTGTTTCAACAACTTCGTTAGTTTGAATCACATTTCCAGTATCATTACTGCTGTCTTTTCCGCTACCAATATATGCAAAATTATGACCTATTAGGTACATAACAATACCTTCTCCGTCACCAACTACGCCGTAGTTACCGTAAACGTTTGCACTGGACATGACACGAACTTCTGCACCAAAGTCAGTATAATCAGTAGTTTCAATATATAGTGCTGAACCAGTGGCAGTTCTAATATCTTGTACAATGAAAGAATCATCTTCAATAACTGTTGATCCGTCTGTGCCGTTAAAATGTAATAATAAAACAGTGTCGGCAGATTTAACAAACTCTGAAGTAGTAACAGAGAAATTTGTGTTGTACTTACCAATACCTTTAGATACTCGCATTTCGTCTAAATATCCGTCAACAAAAGACGTATGGCCAAAGTTTGATCCGATTGTTAATGATGACGAGATATAATTAGTGCTGTCTGTCCACGGTGTGCCAACAAGCTGTCCATTTAAAAATAATCTAGTAACACCACTTACTCTAGAAACTGCAATATGATGTTGCACACCTGTTGTTACAGTACCAGCAGTACCTTGGATAACAATTGCACCATTCACATAATAGTAAGGGGCGCCACTTGATGATACACCTAGTGCTGGAACAGCTTGGCTAGTTGTAGTTCTAAAATCATACAATATTGCCTCTGTTGAAATAGAGCTTAGATAAGCAAATGCTTCTAATGTAAAGTTTCCAGTTCCAAATGCAAAATCAGCATTTGAAGGATATGTAATATAATCTGTTGTGCCGTTCAATTTCAAACTAGCAGTTCCAAATTTCTTAATTGTTGTGCTAAGTTGTGCTGATCCAAACAATGTGGCTGTTTTTCCAGCCGCATCCACTTTGGACACAAATCCAGGAACTTTTCCTGTTAAAGAAATCTTAGTACCATCAACACTATTAATAACACCTTGTGCTAAAACAGTTATACCATTGCTAGCATATGAAGTCAATGTTTGACCAGCAGTAAATGTTCCTGCTTGACCTGAAACTCTAATAGTTGTTTTACCATTGCTGGCAAACCCTGTTGTGCCAGTAATTGCATACATACCGCGATTTGCGTAGTATACGAAGCAGTTTAACCATTCAACACGAACACCGTTAGTTAATATAACACAGTCTACGCCTGGTGTGATAAATGTTACAGAATGGAATAATCCAGTAGCTTCTTTACTACTAGAGCTAACAACGCTACCATCTAAGTATGCGCCGCGACCTGCGTCACCTTGATTAAATCCTAGTGGGTCAGTTAGGCCAGTAACACTGCCTTTAGTAATAACACTCACATTGCGAATGTAAGGACTCTTAGAAGTCACTACCATTCCAGCAGAGAATTTAAAAGCATATCCAGTATTATTGTTTATTTCGTAGAAGAAATCTGCAATACTCAAGTCTTCAATGGTGGTTTCGCCATTGAGTAAGAATGCATCTTTATTATTTGACCCTAATGTAGGTTTAACAATTGTGCTTCTTATCCCCGCACCTTTGACAGTCACCCCTGCAGGAATTGTCATTGGAAATATTTCAGTATAAGTTCCTGGATAGATAAGAATTGTTGTGCCAGCAGTTGCAACACTTAATGCATATTTGATTGATCCATAAGGATCTTGTGGATGTGTGCCAGTATTTGCATTGTCACCATTAGTAGACACGTAAATTGTGTTACTTGGTCTTACGTTTAGATCAACTCCGCCAACTGTGAGCGAAGTAGTAATAATAGTATCTGCATTGATATTGTTGATCCAAGCATCTTGCCAACGCTTGTCACTTCTACCAATGTCATAAAAATCTGTCACTGCTGGTAATAAATTTCCATCAATGCCGCCCGCTAGTGTAACGTTTTCTGAGTTAATTGTACCAGTAGCTGTAATAATACCAGTAATATGTAAATCACCAAATATCTCTAGATTAGAATTTACATTAACTTTACCAGTGCCGCTTGGGTCAAGTGTTAGATCAGTGTCAGTTGCAGTTGTAATAGTATTATCACTAATACTCATACTGCCAATATTCACAGTGCCATTGTACACTACTGCGCCTGCTCCAGCAGGTAGAATATTGATAGCGCCATTAGTTGAGGTAATGGAGTTATTAGTTACTACGATGTTTTGTGTGTCATCGCCAACTTTAAGTTGGTTATCAACGATAAGATTCGTTGTCTTGGTGGTTCCGTTTACGGTAAGTTCGTGAGTAGGTGCTGTGGTCTTAATACCAACACGGCGATCGTTTACTTCTAAGTACAATAGATCCGTATCAAATGCTAAATCAACCCCGTTACGAAGCAGATTCGATTTGAGTAGCGGACCGGAAATTTGACCAACGGCCATACCATCACTCCTTTACCCCGTGTTTCACGGTTAACCACCTTGCATTGCGGGTTTACCACAGTATGTCATGCAAAAACTTGGTCAGCTTTTGCAATTGTAAATATTTATCGGTTTTACTAATTAACCCAGGATAAGGGTCCAAAGATTGGTTAATTGTTCAACATCATCTTCAGTGGCATTGCCGCCAACTCCGCCTACGTTGTCAAAGCTGTCGCCGTCCCAAACTTCAATGCACTCAGTTACAGGGTTAAATCTAAGAGTACCAATTTCATCTGATAAAGGAGCCGCATCAGTATTTGTGTCAATCTGAACTGCGGTCTTGCTAGTAAGTCTAAAGTATCCATTTCCAGAAATGCCAAAATTAAGCGGGCCGTTTGTTGGGTTAATAATCTCACTATTGTCAAAAACAACAGTGTTAAAATTAACGGTTGCATTTCCTGTTACTACTAAATTTAAATCATTAGTACCAGTCGTAGAAACGATATTATTCGCTATTGCTATTTGATCAACAGTTACCCCAATAGCTGATATACCAGTTGGTACAATTGTTGCAGTTGCAATATTGTTAGCTGTTAAAGGTATAGTATTATTAGTTGGGTCAGCTACAATTTTAGTAGCTCTATTAGCTGAAAATACCCCGCCCAAAGCTGTTCTAAATGATGCTTGACCTACGAACAAATTACTTACATTATCATAACGAATCTCACCAGTATTCATTACTGGTTTATTTGCTGGCGACCCGGCTGGTAGCCTCAACGTTTCAGTTGAATCAATATAAACAATAGCAGAGCTACCAGTTTTTAACTTTAGTCTAATATTAACACCAGTGGGTGTTGATAAAATATTGTCAGTAAATGTTAATCCGTCAACAACTACACCAGCAGTTCCGTTTCCTATTAAGTTTAGATTACTATTTGTAGCAGTAATTACAGCATTATCTATTGTTATCTCAGGCAATGATACTTTATTGATCCAAGAAGTTGACCATCTTTTTGTATTTGATCCTAAATCATATGTGTCGCCTACATTTGGAACAATATCTTGTGGCAACTGCATCGAAAATGATACTGTGTCAGTTGCTTGATCACCAACAGTGATAGTGCCCTTAAATGCAATATCGCCACTTACTGTTAAATTCTTAGAAACAACAACATTGTCATCTAAAACAAACGTGCCAGTTGCAGTTCTAAAGTTAATAGGGCCTGAAATAGTTTCTACAGTTGAACCACTAAATCTAAAATTATGAGATTCTACTTTGTAAGGGGCCAGTATTGAGTTACTTTCAGCAGAGATGATTGTAATTATAGAAAGACCGGATAGATCAAATCCTGCAGAATCAAAACTAGTAGTTCCATTTTTAAAATTAACTAGAAAGGCATCGCCAACTCTAAAGTTGCCAGCATTGTCTGTAGAACTATATACAATCTTTGCGCCATTTGTTTCAATAACTTCATATGCTTGTACTCTTAAGAAATTATCATTTGATGAATCTTTCTCAGTACCTATATAAGCAAAGTTATGGTTAATCAAATACATTATAACATCGGCACCATCGCCCACAGCTCCGTATTTGCCGTAAACGTTTGTGGATGCGATACTGCGCAATTCTGCGCCAAAGTCAACACCTAAACTAGCAAATCCAAGACTACCCTGTGTTGCGTTTAATCCAATATTTGCGAAGTATGTAAAACTGCTCAGCCATTCTACACGTACTCCGTTGGTCATAGTAACTGCATCCACGCCAGGTGTAATTAATGTTACACCATTGAATAACATGCTAGCTTGAACGCTGGAAGAATTAGCCACACTTCCGTCAATATATGCGCCGCGACCTGCATCGTGCATATCGTAACCCAATGTGTCTGTTGGACTAGTTACTGAGCCTCTAGTAATAACACTAACGTTACGAATATATGGGCTTTTAGATGTGACTGTGATATTATTTGCAAATCTAAAGGCGTGGCCTGTATTATTGACTGCGTTGTATCTAAAACCACCCACAGTTAAATCTTCAATTATCGTTTCGCCATTGAGTAAAAATGCATCTTTATCTATTGTGCCAGCTGTTGGCTGTATTACCACTCGTCTAATATTTTGGCCAATAACTGATACGCCAACAGGAACTGTTAATGGAAAGACTTCTGAATATGTTCCAGAAAATATGTAAACTGTTGTGCCACTAGTTGCTTCTAACAAAGCCTTTTTAACAGTTCTAAATGCATCAAATTGTATGTTACCTAAATTATCGTCAGATCCAGTAGTACTCACATACAATATATTACCAGGGAATACTAATGGGGCTCCAAAATCTGCACCTGTTGGTAGAGAAATATCTCCTGCTTGTACTGTTTCAAAGAACGCATCTTGCCAAGTATAATCTTGATTTCCTACAGAGCCTGTATTAGCAATTGACGGTCTGATATCTAGAGGAAGTGCATCAACTTCGCCTTGTGGGAGGGGGTTTTCAATAGTATAACTAAAATACAATGCATTACCATTAATTAATACATTACCAGCAACCTCAGTTGTACCACCAAAATTTACTCTGCCTGCAGGATCAAGTACAATGTTACTGTTAGTTAATGAAGTAGCCAGTGTTGTGTTTGCGAACTGTAAGTCGTCAGTATACAACTTAGGGATATTAATACCTTGTGGTGCTGAGATTGTTAAATTGCCGCCGTTAACAGAAGAGATGTCACCGTTAACATTTAACGTAATTCCGTTAGCTACAGCAGTGTCAGTTATTAAATCAGTTGTTCTAGTACCAGTGTTTGCTACATTAAGCGCAACGTCTGTTGATAAATTAGATCTTCTAACGCCAACTCTTCTATTTTGTACGTCAAGATATAGTAAGTCAGTTTCAAACGCAAGGTCAATACCTTTACGTTCTAAGTTTTCTTTTAGTAATGGTCCGGAAATTCTGCCAACATTTGACATACTAAGACTCCTTATCTATCAAAACCGTATATGATGTATATAGGTTTGTCTAACGGTACAGGGTTGTCAAATTTAACATAACCAAGATTGCCAATTATTTCTATCGTATAGTTTATGTTTGGCAGTTGATATACGTTTTCAATATAAACTTGAATGTTTGTTGCACTAGGGTTGCCAAAATTATCAACTGGGATGAAATTGTTTTCACTTACATCTTTAATTAGATGTGTAAGTACACCGTCTAGGTTAACACGTAATGTAGCTTGTGTAGCACCAGACACAACTGTGGCTGTAGGAACGTTAACATATCCTGTGCCACCTGAAATAACTTGTACTTCAGTAATAACTCCACTAGGACTTACCACTGCTACTGCAATTGCATTATCGTCACCAATGTCTGGTGGGCTGATAATTACATCTGGTGGGTCAAACTGATCATACCCAGAGCCACCTAATAATACAGTAATAGTGTTTATTTCACCCGTTGCCCCACCAGTACCAATCTGTTTAAGTTTAATATCTGCTGGTCTATTTGTTTTAACTTTTTCCCAACTCCATGAAGGATCATAGTCAGTGTATACTTCTAAATCTTTAAGTTCAGTATTATAACGTACCATTCCAGGAACGCCAGTGGAAGGTCTATCATTGACTGTTCCTTTTGGAACTGTTAATGATTTGTTAGTGGCAATGATAGCACGACCATCGAGTTCTACAGCAAATCTTTCACTCTTTGGTTTGTACGTATCAATATTTTTACGTTTAATAAACTTCATTATGCTACCGCCATGCTACTAATCACACAGTTGACTGCATCTGATGAGTTTGCTTTGATCACAATACGATCACCATTAGAGAGGACTAGTTTTTCCATATCCATAACAAATGTGTCAGTTGCAACAATAGTTAAACTTTTTAAAATTTGATGAGCATTGCTTTTGATGTCACCTTCTGGAACAATCCATGCATCTACTATTGCATCAGTACTAGGGGTATGATTACAAATCATTAAAGTTGTAATACCATGTTCGCCAACAGAAGTAAAAACGTCGTTGTCAAGTGTGTTTGCTATATTTGTTGCTGTTATCATTATTAATCCTTAGAACATTAAACTAGCAAAAAACGCACGGCGCTTGCTAGGTAATTCATCTCTTACATTTTCGCTATTGACGAAGTACAGACCTGTACCACCTGGGCCTTCGGCTTCAGGATATATTTTAATTCTGCCAGCTTCGTTTGCTGGCACATCATACACAGTGTCAACTACCATACTTAATGATGTACGTAATTCAACTGATGGATTGTTTGCAATACCAGGACCTGGTTTTGTGGACAGCACCATTTTTAAATTAGCAGTGTCCATTGTTATTTCATTTGAGTCATTGATTCTAATATCACCAATGACCATTCTATTACCGTAAGTAGTAATCCATTGATTACCACCAATGCTAGTTCTCAGTTGCGCTTCAGTAATTGCGCCAGCACCTGAACTTGGATAGCCTGGAACGTTTTGTTCAACTAATTCAACGAATGTATTCGTTCTATTAACTTCTGCACCACCACTAGTAATATAGTTTAATTGTATACGTCTTCTGTCTGGCTGTTGGCTAATCGCATAATCTACGTACCCTTTATTAGGAACATCATTATCGTTATCACGTGCAACAATTCTAGCAGTGTAGTTTACTACACCATCTAATGTTACAGTACCTAATGAACTTTCTGCACCTAGTAAACTTAAATCAGTTCCAGATGTACCTGTTCTAATTGCGTTTATAACAATTGCAGAGTGCGTTCCAACACCACCAGTTGGTGCTCCAATAATAAATTCCCACATGCCAGATGTAGTAATACCATTGTAGTTCCAACTTCTATTCTGGTTAAAGAATAAGTTTGCATTTTCGTTAGGAGTAGCTGGGCCACCTCTTGCAATACTTATACCAGAAATACCACCAGTAGTAACACCTGCGGCAGCACCGTTGTTTAATCCAACCTCACCTTTGTTCAGTGTTAAAATTTTGTCACTAATTGCCAAGTCACTACTATCAATTGTAGTAGTTTGACCAGTTACTGCTAAGTTACCATAAATGTGGACTGTGCCCAAATTACCGGTATCATAGTTAGTTTCAATATGGACGTCGGCTCCTGCTTGGACGTGCCAATCACCAGTGATCCTGTTAACGCTTTTAATAGATGGCATATGCTTTTCCTTGTATGATATTTATCTGCATCGATAAAACATTAAGATTGCGATAACAGTGCAAACATGTACAGTTTATTGAAGTTGCGGATTTGTTTGTTTATAATCTCTAGCTGTTCGTTCACTCTAACAATACTGCTTTTAGATTTTTGATTTCTTGCGGTTATTTCTAAATTTCCCAACTTAACTATCTCTGCGTCAATTGCTTGTAGCATTCTAGTAACATCATTTTTAAACATTGGCAAATTGCTTTTACTATTAGTTAATTTTCTTCTAATAGTCTGCCAATCTAAACTTGATGAGATTTCATAATTTTCCATAACAGTGTATTTACTCACAAAAAAGCCACCCGAAGGTGGCTTTTTGATACTTCTAAAGTACTTCTTACGGATTACTGGAAACTTACGTTAGCAGCGGTAATTGCAACCTTGCTTAGGTAGTCGGCAGCGTTACCTAGAGAAGAAGCAGTGTTGCTTAACTCTACATAACCGTAACGTGTCATAAAGCCAACTACTGGTTCAAAAGTAGCAGGATCTAGAACAACACCAGAACTCATTAGAGGAATATATGGGCAATAGAACGCGGCTGCATCAGCTTCGCTTGGACCCTTATAACCTAACAATACTTGATTGCTGTTTTGTGCTGTAGTGTCAGCTAAGTAAGCATCAACATAAACACGCATAGCGCCATTCAATGTACCAACAAACTTAGTGTTTGTAGGAGCTTCGAATGTACCTTCTGTAGTACGAGCAAATGCGCTAGTAGTAGCAGACTGTAGAATTGTAAGAGCTTGGTTAGAAACAACAGCCCAGTTTGCCGCGCCACGACGTGTGCGTTGAGCAATCTTGTTTGCTTCACGGTTGATTAGAACTGCCAATGCGGCATGCTCGTCACCAACGAATGTTGCTGTTCCGCTAACAGAAGCTTGGTCATATGTAGAACCAACGCCAGCTAGTGAACGTAGTGAAGATAGAACTTCTTGGTCAATTTCAGCAGTAATTTCTTGTGCCAAAGCTGCCATGATTTCTGCTTCGATGTCAATACCTTGTTGAGCTTGTGCATCTTGTGCAGCCTCGAAAGTCCAACGAGCAGACAATTTACGTGTCTTAGCTTCGACGGCTTGTTTCAAGATCTGAATGCTCATACGCTTGCCTGGGTTACCTTCTAGCGCCGCAGTGCTTTGAGCACCAGGGGTAGCATCGACGTTATTACCAGAATAAGCAGAAGCAATTTTGAATGGGCTTAGAGCCTCTTCACCAGCTGTTACGCCATCACCACTATCTGCGTAACGAATACGTAGAGTGTGGATTTGACCAACTGGACCAGTCATTGGTTGAACGCCAACGATTTCGTTAGCAATAACTGTTGGCATAACACGACGGATAACCGGCAAAATTACGCGATTTAGTGTTGCAACATTACCAGCACTTGTGGAACCAGCTGTTGCGCTTTCTGCAAGATACTTACGTGTGTTCTCTAAAGTAACACCCATAACAGCCTTCTTATGGCCTTGTAGACCTTCTAGTAGGGCCTCTTTAGTTTCTTGCCATTTTTCGTTTAGCAATACGGACATAGTGTCATCTCCTTAGTTTTTAAGACCCGCTAGTTTGCGGATGTCAATTAAATTATCAATACCAGCATCGGCAGTGATTTTTGTAGGCTTGTTGCCTGTGATTTCCTTACTCTCTTGTAGTGCCTGTTTAGGTGCCTTAGTTTGAGCCTTACCTTCCATCACCGCTGGTAAGTACTTGTCAAACGCCAGTGCCAACTTTTGAGTCTGTACGGACTCTAATAATTGACCCATAATCGCCTTCTTTTCACCACTTAGCGGAGCTAGTAATTCCTGCATAGCTTCCTTGCGTTCCATTAAATCGTTAGCAACACGAACATTACGTTGTGCGCTTTCAATAATAGCTTGCTTCTCTACTAATGCTTGTTGTGCTTCTGCTAGTTCTGCTTCCTTCTTGTCTACAATTTTCAATAATCTTGAAGTTGTTGACTTTTCGTTAACATGACTAGACATATATTCTGCTGTGAAGGCTTCAAAAATCTTGCGACCAAAGTGGTTCTGACGTGCGCTATCAATGTCTTCACGTAGTTGTGTGATTTCACCGTTAAGTTTATCATTAACTGCATGTTCAACAATCTTAGCACTCTTCTGAATGAACGCTTGTTTNATTTCACCAAACTTTTCTTTGGCTTCACGTACAAGACGTACTTTAGTTTCTGCAAGGTCTTTTTTGTCTTCTGCGAATTCTCTAATTTCACCTGCTAGGGATTCTACTACGAATCCTTCTAACTTAGCAAAATTTTCTGCAACTTTTTGACGGTCACTTTGGAATTCACCAAGTTCTTTTGCTAGATTCTGTAATACAAAACTCTCAAGTAATTGAGCGTCCTGTGTCATCTTTGCTGTGTATTGAGCTTTAGCTTCCGCTAGGCTCTTTCTGTCAGCAACGAATTCAGCAATCTCGCCTTCCATTTTCTCACCTACCATCTTGTCAAGGGATTCAATCATAACGCTACGATCATGTGCGTAACGATTTGCAAATTCCTCTCTCAATTCAGAAGTGAGTTGGTCGCGAGTTTCTTGGAGTTTTGAATTCCAAGCTGTTTCGATATCGGATTTAATTTCCTCAGAAATAACTCCGCTCTCGAAAAGTTTCTTGAATGCGTCCAACATTTCTTTTTCTCCTCGGGCTTATTTTAGACCTTTAATAACATTAAGGATACTTTCCTTAAGGTATTTCTGGGCCTTTGGATCTTCTTTAACTTCGTGTGCCACTTGTATAGCTCTATAACCACCTTTAGAATTCATAAAATGTTCATAAATGGCTGTAGGATACGCACCTGGAGCACTTGGTTGTGCTACGATGTCAACCGTTATAATTTCAAAGTCACTGACTTCTCCATTACCGTCATTAACATTGCCGCTACCTCTGCTTGATACACCTAGTTTTACACCGGCTTCTAGCATAGTGCGGACTAGATTTCCCATCGGCGTAGGTAAGATTTTAAACTTACCATAGCCGTTTGGACCATCCATCCACATATCAGTAATCATGTGGCTTACACGGTCCAAGTTCACTTTTAAATCATCAGGATGATCAACTTCGCCTAGTACGCTGTACCCGTTTTTGATCTGATCAATCAACGTCTTGACAGCATTGCCAATTTGTTCCACAGGATACACACGCTGGTTAGCGTTGCGAATCCCACCTTGAATGCAAATCCCCTTCATATAAAGGTTCTTTCCATCCTCACCTTCGGATTCAACAATACAACGTGCTTGATCGAACGATAAACTTTCGCGTAATATTAGGCTCATNAAANTTTCCTAATTACTTNGCACGACCTGGTGCACCGTTTAAAGGACTTCTTGCGTTAACGTTAGTTTCGCCTGAACCCTTTTTCTCTGCGCCATGTCCTGCTTCTTTCTTCTTAAATGCTGTTTTACCAGCGTTGCCGCCTGGAACATTAATGTTTCCAGCGTTATCTTCTTTAGCAGAGCCTTTTAATAGACTGCTACCTTTTAGTTGGCCACCAGCTGCACCAGCTTCGCCGCCATTACCTTCTTTACCAGCACCTAATTTAAATGCTGTTCCGCCCATATCGTTCTTACCTGCAACGATTGACTTAGTGTTAGCACCATTGTCGCCCATCTTACCAAACTTGTCGTAAGTAGCGCCGCCAACTTTTTCTGTATATTCACGAATAAAAGACTCTTCTTCGCCTTCTTCTTCGCCTTCTTCGTCACCCATGTCAGCGCCAAACTCGTCGCCACCCATTTCGTCACCCATGTCAGCGCCGCCTTCGTCGCCACCCATTAGTTGTTCAAATTCTGCTTTTAGATCAGCAAGGGCATCTTCTAGGTCGTCAATACGTGCATCAGCATCGCCTTCTTCGCCTTCGTCGCCAAATTCATCAGCGCCAAATTCGTCACCACCCATTTCGTCATCACCCATCTCGTCGCCTTCGTCGCCGAATTCAACGTCACTAGCTAGATCGTCAGTTGCATCACCACCGATTTCGATAACGCTTTCTTCGCCCATACCAAAGTTTTCATCGGCACGGTCTTCTTTGTCGTCTTCGTTCTCGTCTTCTT